ATAGTTAGCCGTAATATCATCAGCGTTTTCATAAATCGCACCACCACTAAAGGCAGTTGGGTTCATTTCCATCACATCCGAACCACCAATTCTAAAATCTATCTGATCATCAGTATCAGCAGTAATTGAGGTATCGGCATCAGCATCAAGTATAAGCTCTTTGCCGTTTAAATCCATACCATTGTTAGGTAATAATTTACCTGCATCAGACCCATCTATGGTTAAAAAGGTGGTATCTGCCGAACCATCAGTTCCTTTAAATATTATATCAGTATCATTACCTTGAGCGTCAATAGTAATATTACCAGCAGAAGTAGCTAAAGTTGAAGCTGCATCACCAGTGCTAATATCATCCAATGCTGTAGCAGTTTCCGCTGCAAATGATAATGTACCACTACCATCTGTTTTTAAAACATGATTCGCCGATCCGTCTGCAGTTGGCATATTAAATGCTGTGCCACCGGAAGTCATAATTATTTTGCTACCATCTGACGCTATACTTTCGTTTGAATCATGTAATTGTAAAGTAGGCGTTCCACCAGCATCCTCTAACAGAAGACCAGTATCGTGCACATGAGTTAAACTAATCTCATCATTCGCACCAAACGACAGAATCGCACCATCGTGTTGTAATTCTAAATCTTGTGTTAAAGTTACGTCGCCATCCGAACCAATTGATATAGCATCAGTGTCACTGGTATGACCTATGTTTGTGCCATTTATAATAATATTATCAACTGTTAATGTTGTTAAAGTTCCTAACGAGGTAATATTTGTTTGAGCTGCTGTAGTTAAAGTTACATCAGCTATATAAGTTTTTATTCTTGAAGCTTCACATTTTCTATTAGTGCCACCAGCACCATCATCAACAATAATTAAATCAGCATCTGCTAATCCTGCACCTATGTCTGACGCTCCATCGATATCTAAATCTGCTAAAGCAAGAGAGCCATCTGGAAAAACAGGAGCTTGAGAAAAAGTAACTACTCCATTAGAAGCTATCGCTATCGAATCAGTATCACTAGTGTGGCCAATATTAGTTCCATTAATAATAATGTTATCGACAGTAAGTGTAGTTAGTGTGCCTAGTGATGTTATATTGGTTTGTGCCGCTGTGGTTAAAGTAACATCAGCTACATAGGTTTTAACCCTAGACACTTCACATTTTTTTTCTGTACCGCCAGCACCATCGTCTACAATAATTAAATCAGCGTCTGCCAGTGCAGCTCCTATATCTGAAGCACCGTCTATGTCTAGTGCTCCTATATCTACTTTATTGGCTGTTGATATAGTGGCTAATTTAGTGTCAGCAATTGCAGCACCCGAGGCTACACTTGCATTTACGACAGCATTTGCAGCTAATTGATCTGCTCCTACAGCGTCATCTGCAATTTTAGCTTGAGTTACATTGTCATCTACGATAGATGCAGTTACCACTGCACTAGCTGCTAATTGGTCAGCACCAACAGCATCATCAGCTATCATTGATTGTTCTACTGCATCACTTTGTATGGTCATAGCTCCACTAGACGCTAAACCAATATCTCCGCTTACCGCTACTTCTTCATAACTTGTGCCATCACCCACCAGCATTTTACCGGCGGTTACATCTGGCATAATTAATTTTGCAGGTAGAGTTAAGTTGTTATTAGCATCTAAAACAGTAGCCTTACTTGCAGGCATGGTACAAAAAACAAATTTGGTACCTGCTGAGAAGTTAACAGCACTATCGCTGTTTGAACTAGAAATTATTGTTGTCCTGGCTAGAGTT